ATGCAAGAGTGGTGATAGATAAGTGAATTATCAGTTATTAATTACAGATTAACTTTAACTACTAACTGATAATCCTAATAGAATTAGCTATAAAAATTGAGGTAGATCTAACAACTTTAGTTGATTACTAGGAAGTTTAATGATCGTATGCATACCTTATTTACTGTCTCTTATAAGTACTATCTCTAAATGTGTAATGTGTTAAGTGTGTAATTAATCCTTGGTTCAATTGATTAGCTACTGCTTGTTGTGTAACTGAGGAATAAGACTTAGTTATTACTTGGTTCAATTGTTAGATGCGTAATGGATTAAAGAAAACAACTAACCAATTAAGGTTAGTTGTTTAGGTTTAGGTTGTTAACTGAGTGATTAGCTCGTCAATCATCTTGGTCATGCATACGCGTAGATCTTCGCATTGATCTGCAATGTGATTGGTACCCGTGGACAGGTCAACATCAATCCAACGATCATAGACATCGTTGATAATCACAGTAGCAACCGTATTCGCAAATGCGTTACCAACTGCATAGTCGTAATCAATTGCATGTACGAGGAAAACACGATTACGGAGCTGACCACGCAATGCATCAATGTACGCATGGTTAGGAATCTGCGAATGACCGCCATATGCATTAGCAAGGTTTTCAATGATGAAGTTTGCCAACTTAACCGAATCAAAGGAATTGTGTTGCATGATGATAACTCGATGATAGGCTGAGATTAGCCATTGAGTACGCGTAAGCGTAAAAAGAAATAACCTACCACTAGGGTAGGTTATCTTTAGTTATCCGAGATCAAGCTCGTTAAGCTTTGCAGCAGTAACAGAGTCTGCTGATTCAGCAACAGCTGCTAATTGGATAGCAATTTCTGCTTTAACCAGCGCCAAGTTAGCAGCGTCAGTGACTTTGCTGACTTCAGCGAAGTTCTTAGTCTTTTGCAAGACTACTGAACAACCAACTGCATATGACTCCATCAAGTCAGATGTACCATTAATCCCATGGTTCACCATACCAAGCAGATTCGAGAAAGTACCACCAATGGTAGCACCACCATTGTTGCCGATGCGTTGAGACATGTTCTTACTCCATAAATAGGATCAAGTCGATCCATTGAGTTAGCGTAAGCTAAAGCTCTTATACCCAAGACTAAGCATTCTTTTTTCCTAGGCTCTTATAGGGGGGGATATGCTATGTGTAATTCTTGTATTAGGTGAACCCTGTATATCTACTAAATTATTCAACTTTTACAAAAGTTGAGAACCCTGTAATCCTACTAAATTTTTTAACTTCGTAAAAAGTTGAACCCTGTAACGCTACCAAAAAATAGAGAACTTCAAGAAGTTTGTTGGTTAGTGTATAAGTCTACTATTACTAGGAGATCGTTATGACATTAACAGTTGATGAGCTTAAAGAAGCTTTACCAGCACAAGTGCGTAAAACTATTAACCAAGAGTTGGTTGATATAGTTACGTCTACTATTAATGAACCAGAGTTTTATCAAGCTTATAGGGATAACTTGGTTTCTTATGGTTCAATTATTCAAGATGGTAGGTTTAAGGTAGCTGACTACTTACATGCAGTTAAGTATGTTTCTTATAAGCTAATGGGTAGTACTAACTTTGATGCTTATATCAAGACATTCCCTGATAGGTATGCCAAGCATGTGTCGTCAGGTATTCCATTGGGTCACATACAAAGTTATGTGTCCATGTACAATAAGAATAAGTTAGTTAATCTAGTGTTTGCACAGTCGATTATACCTACACATGTATTGAACCAAGATATGTATCAGAAGGCTCTTAATACTCAGTTTGATCTGATGAATGATATTAATGTTAGTCCTAAAGTAAGGAGTGATGCAGCTAATAGTTTGATGGTTCAGTTGAGACCACCAGAGGTAAGTAAGGTTCAGTTGGATGTTCAACATAAGGTAGAGGGTAGTGCTATTGGTGATTTAAAGGATGCTATGACTCAGTTGATTGCACAGCAGAGATCAGCAATACAAGCAGGAGTGCTGAATGCTAAAGATGTGGCAGAAGTTAGACTAGTGGGGAGTAACTCAGATGAGTGATATTACATATAAGAGTGTGGATGAGTGGCTTAATGGTGTTGATTATTCAGTGGATCCCAATTATGTGCCTAGTGATTTTGCTCTTGGTTTCATTGCATTCATTAAGTTAGTTAATGGTGGTGAAGGTGAGGAAAACAAAACACCAGTACTACACATGAAGATGTTGGATCAGATTGGTTCAGTATCTAAAGGTGAGGCGTCTGTACGTATTGCTAATATGATCCATCGTGGTTCTGGAAAAACTACCGTGATGGGTGAGTACTTGTTTTTATACTTAGCTGTGTATAACTACATACCCAATTTTGGGGAGATTGAGTTAGCTCTTTATGTGTCTGACTCTATAGATAATGGTGTTAAGAATATGAGGAAGAACCTTGAGTTTAGATGGGAGAATAGTGATTTCTTACAGCGTTATATACCTACCATTCGTTTCACAGATATTAGATGGGAGTTTAATAACATTGATGGTAAGCGATTTATCGTAAAGAGTTTTGGCGCAAAAACAGGAGTAAGGGGAACCAAGGAGATGGGTAAGAGGCCTAAGTTAGCTGTACTAGATGACTTGGTTTCAGATGAAGATGCTAGATCTCAGACTGTTATATCAGCAATTAAGGATACTGTTAGTAAAGCAGTGGAGTATGCATTGCATCCCTCTTTAAGTATGGTTATTTGGAGTGGTACTCCATTTAATGCAGGGGATCCTTTGTACACTGCTGTAGAAAGTGGTGCATGGAAAGTAAACGTATATCCTGTATGTGAGCAATATCCTTGTACTAGAGAAGAGTTTAAAGGTTCTTGGGAAGATCGTTTTACTTATGATTATGTAAAGAAGCAGTATGATAAGTCTGTATTAGAAGGAAGGTTAGATGCCTTTAACCAAGAGCTTATGCTTAGAATCATGAGTGAGGAAGATAGGCTAATTCAGAGTGGTGATATCAGATGGTACAAGAGGGATTCTGTTATCAATAATAAAGGTAAGTTTAACTTCTATATAACTACTGACTTTGCTACATCTGAGAAACAGAGTGCTGATGATTCTGCTATTAGTGTATGGGCATATAACAATGTTGGTGATTGGTTTTGGGTAGATGGTGTATTACGTAAACAAACCATGGATAAGAACATTGATGATTTATTTAGGCTGTGTCAGATATATAAACCTATGTCTGTGGGTATTGAAGTGTCTGGTCAACAAGGAGGTTTCATTCCTTGGATCCAAGAACAGATGATGAATAGAAACATCTATTTTACTTTAGCTAGTAAGGGTAACTCTAATAGTCCAGGTATCAGACCTAGTACTAACAAGATGCAACGATTCAATCTAGTTGTTCCTTGGTTCAAAGCAGGAAAGATGTACTTCCCTACTGAGAAGAAGGCTGACCCTGTACTGGCTACTGGTATATCTCAATTAAGTCTTGCTGCTGTTAGTGGGTTTAAGAGTAAGCATGATGACTTCATTGATACAGTGTCTATGTTGGCTTCGTTGAAGGTGTGGAAACCATCAGAAGAGGCTGTACCTGTACAGACATCAGCAGGATTATGGGAATCTGAAGACTTAGACAATAATGACAATGTACCCAACAGCTACATAGTATAGGAGTTTCGAGATGAATCTTAATGATGTGTTTGATCAACTTGTTTATGGTGAGCTTAGTAAGAGTTATATGGGTGAGAATGGTGAGGTCTCTACAAAAGACTACAACAGACTTATTACTCATATTAACCTTGGATTGACTGAGCTACATAAGAGGTTTGATCTTAAACGTAAGAGTGTCAATGTGACTGTTATTGATGCTGTGTATGACTACGAGATAAACCAATCTAAGGATGTCATAGAGGTATTGCAGGTAGTGAATGGGGAAGGGGTAGATATCCCTATTAATGCTGTACAAGCAGTATCTAGCTTGGAAGAAGCTGCACACTATAAAGATACAGAATCAGTATTTATACCGAATTCTGATCATATTGTAGTAAATAAAGGTATGAAACCACAGGTTTTAACTGTGTTTTATAGGGCAAATCACCCAGTAATAACTAAGGTTTTAGTAGCAGATTTGGCTAGATTTGATCCTAAAACAGTGGATATTGACCTTCCTTTTACGTATTTAGATGCTCTCTTGTACTTCATTGGTTCTAGGTTGTTCACTGCTGAAGGGGTTACATCTATCAATGGTAGGGCACCTTTCAATGCAGGTAACAACTATGCAGCTAAATTTGAAGCTGCTTGTAATCTACTAGTGAGGGAAGGGTTAGACATCTCAGAATCAGTAAATAAGAACAAGTTCAGTATGCGTGGATTCGTGTAAAGAAAAACCCCTGACTCAATATTGTTTTTAGTGTCAGGGGTTCTCGTCTAATCCAATGGACTAGACCTGTATCTTACATGAGTTGATTAAGTATGTCTCTTGCTCTATTGGTTCTCTGACCTATACTTAAAGTAGTATCCCCCAATCACTAATCGGATGGTAAACCAATGAATGATAGCATTCAGGTAAGTATGCTGAATCCACCAGCAAAGTTAACTAAGTGGAGTAAAGAACCAACTATTGCAGATTTGAAGAGTGACTTAGAAGCAGCTAAGTCCAGTCAATCTACTCATGTTTCTAATCTGAATACATGGATGGATAACTTGAATGCAACTGGTTCAGCAAAAGTAAATTCTCCTGATGGTAGGTCTAAGATCGTACCTAAGCTTATTCGTAAGCAAGCAGAGTGGAGATATGCAGCTTTAAGTGAACCATTCTTAGCTGCTGATACTTTGTTTGCTGTTAATCCTGTTTCTTGGGAGGACAAGAGTGCAGCAGAGCAGAATGCTTTAGTACTAAATAATCAGTTTGAAACTAAACTGAATAAGGTAGCTCTTATTGATGAGTACATTAGGACTGCTGTAGACGAAGGCACAGTTGTTCTTCGTACTGGTTGGGTATTTGAGGAAGAAACTAAAAAGGAAGAAGTACCACAGTACAAACCTGTTGTAGATCCATCAGTGACCCAAGAATATCAACAAGCATTGCAGATGCAGAAAGAGAATCCTGCTGCATTTGAACAACTACCTGATGAAGTAAAACTTGGTATTCAAGTAAGTCAATCCAGTGGTCAACCTATTAGATTGCTTGTTATTGGATCCAATATGGAGGATGTAACTAAGGTAGTAAAGAACCATCCAACTGTTGAAGTATGCGACAGTAGGAATGTTTATATTGATCCCACTTGTATGGGTGATATCGATAAAGCAGGTTTTGTTATTTACTCTTTTGAAACATCCATGTCTGAACTTAAACGCTCTGGTAAATACCAGAATTTGGAGAACGTCAATGTCGAAAATTCCTCACCACTCGCAGAACCAGACCATAGAATTGGTGCAGCAGACACCAAGTCATTTGAGTTCAAAGACAAAGCGAGAAAAAAGATTGTCGCTTACGAGTATTGGGGATTTAGGGATATTGATGGTTCTGGTATTACTAAGCCTATCGTCGCAACATGGATTGGTGACACACTTATTAGGTTAGAAGACAATCCTTATCCAGATGGTAAAGTTCCTTTTGTATTGGTTCAATATTTACCTGTACGTAAGAGTATCTATGGTGAACCAGATGGTGCTCTATTAGAGGACAATCAAAGAATCCAAGGTGCTATTACTAGAGGTATGATTGATCTTATGGGTAGGTCTGCTAACAGTCAGACTGGTATTGCTAAAGGTATGTTAGATGCTACTAATAGGAGGAAATACGAAAAAGGATTGGATTATGAATATAACCCGGGTACTGATCCTAGGGTAAGTATTCATACTCATTTATACCCTGAGATTCCTCAATCAGCTTCCTTCATGCTACAGATGTTAAATAATGAAGCTGAGTCTATGACAGGTGTTAAAGCTTTCGCATCTACTGGTTTAACTGGTGCTGCATTAGGTGGGTCTAGTACACCTGCTAGTAGTGTTAGAAGTGTGTTAGATGCTGCAAGTAAAAGAGAAATGAATATCCTTAGAAGATTGGCAAATGGGATCATTCAAGTAGGTAGAAAGATTATCTCAATGAATGCAGTATTCTTAGAGGATAAAGAAGTTGTTAGAGTTACTAATGATGAGTTTGTTCCTATTAAGAGAGATGATCTGCAAGGTAACTTTGATCTAAAGCTGTCTATATCTACTCCAGAAGCTGATGAAGCTAAAGCCCAAGAATTAGCTTATATGCTACAGACTATGGGTAATAACATGGATCCAGCTATGACTAAGATCATTCTTTCTGATATTGCTAGATTAAGAAAGATGCCTGACTTGGCTCATTCTATTAAGACATTCCAGCCACAACCTGATCCAATGGCAGAAGAAATGAGAGCTGCTCAGTTGGATCATCAGAAAGCACAGACAGAGTTACTACGTGCACAAGCACAAGAAGCTATGGCTAAGACACATCTACAGTCTGCTAAAGTACCTGTAGAACAAGCTAAAGCGGGTAATCTACAGAGCCAAGCTGATAAGCATAACTTAGAGTTTATGCAGAGTATGGGTGGAACCAAGCATCAACAGGATATGGAGAAGTCTCAAATGCAGGTACAAAACGATTTGGTTAGTAAAGGTATTGATCAGAGTCATGACATGGAAATGGCTAAGATGAATCATAACTCTTCCATCATGCAGAAAGCAGCAGATGCAGAATATAACCCTACTGCTCTTCCAAATATGGGTTGATAAGTGGGTTACATTGTCTTAGGCTTCAGT